AGAAATAGAGGCAGAGGAACACTTAGAGGAGCAAATATCAGCATCTTTAGATGCGTCTAAATTACAGTTTGATGAAAACGGCAAATTGGTTCTTGACTCAGGTGATCCGTTAGAGAATGCAATAAACAATTTAACTTTTACTGAATCTGACTTAGCGACAGCCGGATATGTAAATCCCCTATCAATAGATAGACTTAATAATAGTGACGGTGGTTAAATAGTAATATGATACCAAACCGCATAAAAGAAAAAATCACATCCAATGCAAGTAAAGGTTTGTCGCTGTATTTTGGCACAGTAATTAGTGCAGACGATCCTTCTAGAAATGGAATACTCTTAGTGCATATACCAGAATTAACAGGCACAAACAAAAGTACTAGTGCCTTATTTGATTGTATATGGACATCACCATTTGCTGGTGCAACTCCTGAGAGAGGCACAGGCGATAAAAATGCACCTGACGTTGCACAAACCAGTTATGGAATGTGGATGAGACCACCTGATAATGGTAATCAAGTTGTAGTAGGTTTTTATGAATACGAAGGCCAACTCTCCGGAATAATCTTAGGGTGCTTATTTCAAACAAATAGAAATTTTATGGTACCAGGTATTCCAGCAGGAAAATCCATAGGTGGAGTGACACCTGTTAATGAAGCAAACATGTCTGCAAATATCAAGGATCATAATGTAGAATACAGCGGTACTGTTAAAAGTGTCAAAGTAAAAGCAGATGACAGATCAATGCACGAATTAGAAAGTGTTATTTTTTCACAAGGACTGATAGATGATTTTATAAGAGGGCAAAGTACTAGTGGTGCTAGGCGGGAAGGCGCAAGTGAAGTATATGGTATATTAACACCAGGTCCCAAGAATCCTAAAGATCCAGGACTAAGACATGCTGGACATCAATTTGTAATGGATGATAGTAACGATAATCCATTTATAAGAATACGAACCGGTGGCGGAAATCAAATAGTACTCAATGACGCAGAAAATTTAATATACATATCTAATAAGTCAGGTACAGGGCATATAGAAATAGATGCCGATGGTAACATAGACATTTACGGCACAGGCAGTTACAATGTAAGAACATCAGGTGATATGAACCTCAGAGCGGACAAGGATGTAAATATAGAAGCAGGACAAAATGTTAATATCAAAGCCGCTAACAACTATCCACATCCAAACGACCCTAACGAAACACAAAAAGGTATTGTAGATGTAGAAGAATTAGCATACTTAAATCCAGTATATCAGAGTGTATTAAATAACGGTAGTGTGAACATCGAAGGTGTGAAAGATATTAATATGTATTCTAATGCTATAAGTATAGAAGCAAGACCTAGACTATTTACAACCGCTGGTACCACAATGCCAGGTAGTTTACAATTATTTGGTGATAACAAAGTACATATGGCAGGCACACAAATAGAAATAGCCGCACCAGCCTCTGCAAATAATCCGCCCTCTGAACCTACATTACAAATCAAGTCAATGGGAGATGTAGATATATTTTCAACAACTCATACACATATAATGGGTCTAACAAAAACATACATCAATGCTGGCGACACAGTTGATATTCAAACAACAACATTGCCGACTTTGCCACCTTTGCCTGTTGCACCTAACATGAGTGGCATAAAAACAACCGAAACAACAAACACATTACTATCGTTTGAATTAGCAGGTATACTATCAGGTGGTTATCCTAAAAGAGCAGAACAAGGCAAAAGTCCATTAACGCCATTGCTTTTATTTGATAAAAAAGTTAATACTATTATTACAAGATGGCCTGGTATAGAACCAAGTCCTTCAAGGACAAACAAATAATGGCATACATAGATGATCTAAATATAGGGCAGTTGGATCCATCGGATAATGTACCGTTAAGTTATTGTAACCCAGGTGGTTTTTATATAGGATCACATTTTGAAGGCACAGATTATCTTACTGGAGTATATTCTAAAACAAATACAGTAGTACCTAAATTTATTCTGCCTAATTTAGTAGATACGACTCAAATTTTAATACATGCAAATGATTTTATAATTGGTAATTTTAATACATATCTTGTGCCAACTGAAATACAAAACGAAACATACATTGGTATATCTCATAAAATGAGTTCTCTAGAAATATCAAACAAAATGATAGCATTCAATGATTATAGTAAACTGGATTTAGATCATCCTGATGTAAGAAAAATTATTAGAAATAATCATGCTTACTTACAAGGAGCAACTATTATTAAAAATGGTAGAGTTGATTATGAATTAGCAGTAAAATCAATTGCTGTATATGACCAAATAAATAATTTTTATGTTTATAGTCTAGTAAATGGTGCAAAACCAGAATTTATCGATAGGCTGTATAAACTTGATTTGACCCGTGCTTTTAGTGTGGTAGTAGACAGAGTCAAAGTACCGCTTAATACAAATCAAACAGTTGCATTAATATCTCTAGCATTTGATATAGGTATGAAAAAATTTACAACTAGCAAATTAATAAAAGCACTCAATAGTGAAAATTATAATTGTGCTACATACTTTATGGAGTTTACTGAAATACCTATTAAAAGAGGTAATGGAATCAGCACATTATTATACAATAGACGTGTAGCCGAAGCCAACCTATTTAGTCGAATTTAATTCTCTTTGTAAATCAGAAATTTTAACAAATGCTCTATACTTTGCATCTGACTCTTCAGCAACAGACACTTTAAGCATTTTTATTTCTTCTCTAAGTGCATTACACTCGTTGTTTTTTTCAACGAGCATAATTCTTAAATCTTCTTCTAAGGTATTGTTTGTGAATTTTTTTGTTAAGTGGTCGGTCATTATTTTACAGTGATAACTCTTTTCATGTCATCCAGTTCAGGAATTACATCTACATTTCTTGCAATGTAATCTCTTATAAAAACTAAGGCATATCTTTTAGTTTTAGAATTATAAAATCCCAAACTATCAAACTTGCCTCTCCTATCTCTTTGTATCATAGAGTGAATTACAGTCTTACCACTTGCCGAATTAATGTGACTGGCCTTTTCCTCTAGATCTTTAAAAGTAGATACAATATTCTTAATAATTTTATCAGTTTTCATTTTAGTCCTATGTTGTTAAATGATACACTTGTATTTACTACTAATTCAATTCAAACAAATCAAAATATGATATTTTTTACCAGTTATAATGTAATGTCAAGTAAATTTCTCTACCTTGTGTATTATAAAAAGGAACAACCTCTACAATTTCATCTGTTATGTTTTCTGCTTTAAAAGAAAGTGTTAAGCCATTTGTAAACACTTTGGTTACATATAAGTTTAACTTATTTAGATCTTCCAAATACTCCTGCCCTTCTTCTAATACATCATAGGGACCAGGTGCTCTATCTAAATTAAATGCGTACTTTAATCTAAAGTTTACATCAAAAAAGTCTTCGCTGTATTGTAATACACCAGCAAATTTAGGTACTCTAGTTTGGTCTGTATCAGTATATTTTAACATTATAAAAACAGGACCAAAGTTATTTGCATATCTAACACCTGCTGTGGTGTACTCTCCTGTGTTAGAATATGTAGCCATAGTGTAAACTGGATTATTATCTTCTACAATTTCATATGCACAACCTAATGGCATTCCATCTGATGCTGTATAATTAGGATCTAAAACACAACCACCATATGTACCATCTGTATTAACAGATGCTTCAGCATCTAATTCCAATGATGTTGTAATATTGTCTGTATAATATCCTGGAACATACTCTATTGATTCTTCAAAATCATACATAAACACACTTAGCACACCATATCCTAATTCAATGCCTACACCTTTTTCAGGTTCTAGTTCTTCATTACCTTGTACATATCCATCGCCAAACTTTTCATATAGATTAGGCTTTCTAAAACTGTTTCCTATATTAAAGAACCAGTCGCCTTTTTCAATACCCAGTCTAAGAGCATTCTGATCATCGTTGCCCAGTCTAATACCAAAGTTATAATTTAGTATAAAGTTAGCATTGGCTTGAAAGTATATACCTCCATTTTCGTCTGAATACTTTTCATCTATTTGTGTTAGAGTATATACACCGTTACCTTGTATAACTTCATATGCATTATCAAGATCAGGTTCTATTGTACCGTTCCACAAAGGTAATAATGTACCATCATTATATGTTAAATTTTCATCTGTAAAGGAACCTGGTCTTGTATCACTTACTAAAACTGTTTCAGATCCTTCCACATTTTGCCAACTGCTTGTATTGTAATACTGTTTTTCTACATCTATACCAAATGCAACATTTAAACTTTGACTGAGTTCTACTTGATTGCCTATTCTAAAATAATCTCTATAACCCTCATTTAAATATGTAGGATCTTCTACTGTGAAATACTCAGCAGTATTATAGTTTCTACCTATTGTAATATAATCATTTCTAATAGCAATATTATATCTTTGGCCGTCTTGTAAACAGTCATTGCTTTGACCCCAATTATAATCATAACAGTTGTCATAGTCGTATTCGTATTCAGTAAACTTACCTACAATAGTAAAGTCTCCTGCATCTACATTAAACCTAGCAGTTTTGTTTTCGTAATTATCTTCCTCTTCATTGTCATTACGAACACTATCCATGCCATCTTTAACCGTACTAAACTCTAACTGATCTATTGGAGCAACTCTGACATAGTTTATACCATCTTCTACTCTAAGTGTAATACCTCTTTCTATTGTATCCTGTATAAGTACTGATCCTGCCATACTGCCTGAGCCATATATAACACCATTTGCACCAGTAATTACTTTTACTGTTTGTCCACTTGCAAAGTCATGTCCAAAGTCATACCAACTTGCCCCTGGATCATTTGCCGGGATACCATTCACATAAACTGAAGTGTGAGATGTTTGAGCACCTCTTTCATTGAAACCTACAAAGCCTCCATAGCCACCTGGATTCCAAGTAAAGGCTGGCATAATAGCACTTATTAAACTACCGCTAGTTATTGGGTCTGCTTTGACCACTTTTTCTTGTTGAGCAGTTACAACAATTTCTTCTATCTCGTCTGCTTTAGCCTCTACTGCCCATAATAGAAAAAACATCACAACTGCGGCAATGTAAAGTGGACTAAAGTTTATGTGAAAGTTTTTATCAAATTCGTTCATTTTTATTTTATTAAATCCTTTAATGTGGACTCGAACATCTCGACACCTAATGCTTTATTCGCCTGCCATTCGGATGTCTGATCTCCTTGTCCGATTATATCGCTTATAAACTTTAAACATTTAAAGTCTACGCCAAAATGCATACACACTTTAGCGATTGCATAAGCCTCCATGTCAACTACATTGCAATAACCATCAGGTTTAGTTGTAGCAAACTTATCTTGAGTATAACATGTAAATCCTTTGTGGTCAACCACAATTTCTTGGGTATTTGTTTCAAATGGTGTTTGATATTTGTCAAAGCCAAATTCTCTACAATCCATATCTGCTTGTACAAATTTTCCAATGTGCAACATGCCTTTCATATTAGGGTCTACTCCTCCAGCAGTACCATAATTGATAACCAGTTCTGTATCTGGATTATTTGTCAAATACTCAGTGAGTTTAAGTGTGGCGTTAATCTTACCAACACCTGTAATAATTGTGTTATAGTTGCCTTGCAATCCTTCGAGTTCGTCTGCCAGTGCAACTGCTAAAACATATTTCATAATTTCCTCTAGTAATAGTTGTACTTGTAATTATTTAATTGATATAAGAAAAGAGATAAATAACTGGCAGGAGATATTAAATGAGAATTGATGAAGTAATAAACGAAGTTGAATTCGGTGCAGTTGACCGAATGAAGCAAGGTGCAAAAAATGTTGTCAGTAAAATTGGAAGTAAATTAGGCAGTAATCGTGCAAAAATTTCCAACATTCGCGGTGACGTTAAAGCAAAAGGCATGAAAGCCGCAAATGTTATTGCTACAAAATATCAGAAATGGTTGGTACAAAATCATCCGGATCAACCACCTGAGACACTCAATATTGAACAATTCAAACAATGGATGGCAACATCTCCTAGACTGAAGAACCAAACTAGCACATTTGATTTTTTAAAAGCCAATCCGCCATTGCAAAATCTTGCAAAGCAATCATCCTCAGATGCTCCAGTGCAATTTGATGGCGAAAACAAAAGTGCGATATTTTTAAACTTGGCTTATGCTGATGCACAGACACAGCCTTCCTCTAACGATAATACAAATATACCAAATGTGAAAGGTGATAATTTAGACTCTAATCAGCAACAGGAAGTTAATAAGTGGGTGCAAAATGCTCCAGATGATGTTTTAGCCGCAGTGATACAAGCCGGAACGGCAAAACTTCAAAAGTAGATTTTTTAGTAAAACAGTAAAAGGCCCAAAAACCCCCATCATTAAAGCATCCGTTAATATTACTGATAAATACTTGTATGGCAACATTTATTGGATTCAGTACAGATAACAAGAAAAAACCACCTTACACACTTACGGATTTAGATTTAGTTAAACAAGATTTATTAAATCATTTTCAGACTCGTAAAGGGGAAAGAGTTATGAGACCAGAATATGGTAGTATTATACACGATGTTCTAATGGAGCCGTTTGATAATCTAACAATGCAAGATGTACAAGAAGAATGCAACACTATAGTTGGTAATGACCCAAGAGTAGAATTACTTGATGTAAAAATTACAAATACAGATCATTTTTTACAAGTAGAACTTTATTTAGAATATAATGTAGATCAAAGTCAAGATGTATTAGAGGTTAGGTTAGAAAGAGAATTTAATGGAGATACATAATGTCAATTAGCAATAGAAATCAAAATCTATTTGCCGCAGAGGACTGGGAATTAGCCTATCAGGCATTCACCCAAGTAAGTTTCAAGGCATATGATTTTAGTACAATGCGTACATCTATGCTTAATTACATAAGAGAAAATTATCCAGAATCTTTCAATGACTACATTGAGAGTTCTGAATTTATTGCTATTATAGAATTATTAGCATATCTTTCGCAAAGTTTATCATTCAGAGCAGATTTAAATACCAGGGAAAACTTCCTTGCTACCGCAGAAAGTAGAGACAGTATTTTACGTTTAGCAGATATGCTAGGTTATGCTCCTAAAAGAAATATACCAGCAAGTGGATTAGTAAAAATTGATAGTATAGAAACAGACGAACCTTTACTAGACGCTTCGGGCGAAAGTTTACAAGATATCAGAATAGACTGGAATGATCCAACAAATGCAAATAGTTTTGATCAATTTATTACAGTTTTAAATAGTGCATTTTCTGTAACAAACCCTTTTACAAAACCTATTGTTGAAGGAACAGTAGGCGGTATTGCTACACAGATATATGGGTTCAATAATGAAATAGGCTCAACCCCTATATTCCCAACCAGTGCAACTGTAAATGGTGTTAGTGTACCTTTTGAATTTGTTAGTACACATATAGAAAACGGTGTTTTCAAAGAAGCACAACCAGACATTTATAGTCAAATGAGAATTTGTTATCGAAATGATAAAAGAGGTTTAGAAAGTCCTTATACAGGATTTTTTATGATGTTTAAGCAGGGTGTATTAAGTTTTGAAGATTATATTTTTGAAAGGGCATTGCCTAACAGAACAGTAGATATACCGGTTGCTAACATAAACGAAACAGATGTATTTGTGCATCAAATGGATAATAATGCTGTTAACCAACTTACTTGGCAAAAAGTCAGCAATCTTCAAGGACAGACTTTATTATATAATGCAACTAGTCTAGAATCCAGAAACTTATATGCAATTGACAACTTATTTGACGACGGTGTGAGAATAAGATTCTCAGACGGTAATTTTGCAAACATACCTTCTGGAATTTTTAGAATTTATTACAGAACCAGCATTGGCGAAAACTTATCTATTAGACCAGCAGATTTTCAAAACAAAGAATTAGTATTACCTTATTATAACAGAAAAGGTGAATTACACAGACTCACTCTAAGGATGTCATTAAAAGGCACAGTTTCAAATGGTTCAGCCGCAGAAACTTTACAAAGCATTAAACGAAGAGCACCACAAACATATTATACACAAAATAGAATGGTCAGTGCTCAAGACTATAATGTATTTCCACTGAGTCAAAGTGTAAACATATTAAAACTTAAATCTACAAATAGAACCCATGCAGGTCATAGTAGATATATTGATATCGAAGACCCAACAGGAAGATTTAGTAGTGTCACATCATTTGCAGACGATGGGGCATTATACAAAGACATAGAAAATAAAGACACTTATTTGACATTTGGTACAAGTAGAACAGCAATGCAAATTTTAAAAGAGGATGTTGCTAATATTACTAAAGATGTAAATTTACAAAACTTTGTATACGATGATTATAGGAAATTACATAAAGGCTTAGATGCATTAGCATTTGACTTGACATCAAACAATAAAGATATCACATGGGTTACCCAGCCTAGTAAAAATAAAAATAACACAGGTTATTTTACTAGATTAGATGGCGGCATAAGAACTACATTAAACAATAGTGTAAACGAAAATAGAATTATACAAGCCGGCTCTTATATAAAATTTAAAAATCCAAACGATCCAACACAAGAAGAATTAGCAACTATTACAAGTATTACAAATAATGGCGTTCCGACAAATTTACTAAGTGTCACAGAAGGCGTCGTAAAATTAAACAAAGAAATTCCAAATGCATGGAGAGCCACAGAAATTATACCTACATTAAATTCTAATAGTCTAGAAACAGATATAGGCAACGCATTTGATACAAGAATAAAGGCTAAAGAGGATTTTGGTATAGGATATAATTTTAGACCAGGTGGAAGTAATATTACACACTGGTATGTTATAGACAATAGTAATTTACAGAAAAATGCAGACTTTAATCCGGATCTTACCAGCGGTGCTAGTTGGTTAATGAAATTTGAATACAATAGTACTAACAGTACAACAAATATTTCAAATTACACAGTAACTACAAGAGGTACCAGAATTATATTTGAAAGTCTCAAAGATATAAAATTTTATTTTTCCAGTGATGAAAAAACATTTGACAGTAAAACAGGAAGGGTATTAAAGGATACTATCGCATTAACCACAGCAAACTTCAAACCAGAACTGGTAGAAACATATAACTGGGTTGATACAAATTTAGATGATATAGGTGATAGTTGGCAATTAGAATCTACAAATGCAACATATACTCCAAATGTAGGAAACAGTCCAGAAATAATTTTAAGAAGCAGAGACACAAAAGCAAAAGATTTAGAAATAAGATTTATTAGTAATTTTGGTTTACTGGTCAACGGTGAAGCATCAGTGTCGCCCACAGCAGATTATAGCCAAGGTGATTTTGCACCAGCAGTATCTACAACAATAGCAGTAGATCCAATATCAGCAACAACTGGTAAAGCAGTGGTAAAATTAAATAGTGCAAAATTATCAGCATTGCCGAGTGGTATTACTATACCATTAAGTAAATTTGGTACATCTATTATTGGTGGAGCAAACGGTAATATTGCTTATGTTAATTACGACACAGGTTCAAGTAGTTATAAAACTTATACAGGTAATGCAACCACAACTACATTTGAGGTAGGAGATTCCGCATCAGAAGGATTTATTGATTTGACGTCAAACACAAGTTTAAAAATTTCAGACTTTGACAGTTTAAGTAGCAGATGGAACGGATTTAAACATGCAGATAAATTGCAGGTAGTTTATAAAAACGTCAAAGAGTCATTAGACAAACCACTGCAATTTGAAATTGTGGATTCATACAGATATGGTGACGGCTTTGCCGATCCGGCAAAAGTTGTTGTTAAACCTGTCGACAGCGACTATGATGGTTTTCCAGATGATCCAGACTTATTTGACAAGTTTGTAGGTAGCACAGACTTTGTTTTCTTTGAGCAATACACTGACTTAGATGGCTATACATACGAAAGACCAGCAAAATTCAAAATATTAAATTTTGCAACTGAAACAGAAATATCAGTTGATTATGTATTAGACACAGTTGCTCCAGGTAGTGACCCAGATAACAAAACACCATTTACAGATTTTGATTTGATTATTGTAAAAGATTTAAGTGTAGCAGAAAAATATCTAAAAAATAATTTAGGTAAACTTAATCACAAATTAGTTTTTCCAAGATCGCTTTTACCTAAAGTATATGAATTAATCAATGACTTAACAACACCTAAAATGATTGTACTAACAGAAAACAACCAGTACAATGTAAAAGTAGGTAGAAGTTTTGAGCAAAACACATTACAGGCAAATCCAAGAAAATGTTCATTTGAATGGCAACACATTGCTCCAAGTGATGTTAGAATAGATCCTAGTATCAGCAATGTTGTTGAAATGTTTATGCTTACTAAATCGTATTATCAAGCAATGCTAAGTTATAAAAATGGCGGTACTAGTATATTGCCTAGTGCACCAACTTCAGAACAACTTGCACAAGATTTTGCAGGCTTAGATGAATTTAAGAGTGTTAGTGATCAATTAGTTTACAGCAGTGGTAAATTTAAATTATTATTTGGCAATGACGCAGAACCAGAATTACAAGCAAAAATTAAAGTTGTAAAACTACCAGGAAGTACAACTACAGATGCAGAAGTTAGAAGTGCGGTGTTAGAATTAATTGACACTTATTTTAATGTAGAAAACTGGGACTTTGGTGAAACATTTTATTTCTCAGAATTAAGTGCGTACATTCATCAGGAACTAGGTAAAGCAATAGCATCAGTAGTAATTGTGCCTAGTAAGTCCGAATCTATATTTGGAGATTTATATCAAGTTAGAGCGGCATCAGATGAATTATTCTTTTCTACAGCAACAGTGGATAATGTAGAAGTAGTTAAAAGTCTATCTTCAGCAAATTTAAAACAATTGAAAGGCAACGTAATTAATAAATCATCTACAACAAACAGTAGCAGTAGCAGTAGCAGTAGCAGTAGCAGTGGTTCAAGTGGAAGTGGATACTAATGACAAACAAATTTTTTGATCTATTACCTATACAGCACCAAACTAGTGTTAATAAAAATTTCTTTGAAAGCACAGTTGAGCAATTATTTTCAAAAGCAAATATAGAAAATATACAAGGCTTTATAGGGACACCAAGAGAAATAGGTAGTAGCAATACATCCTTTGTAGAGCAACCAGCACCTAATAGAGAATACTACAGTTTTGATCCTGTAGTGACTACTATAAATCCAGATTCGGGTAAACCTGTAAATTATGTTTTCTATGAGGACTTTTTGTATGACATAAGAAGCAAAGGTGGCTTAATCGATAACCACGACAGATTATTTAAAACAAATCAATATGCATTTGCACCGCCTATAAACATAGACAAATTAATTAACTATCAAGATTACTATTGGTACCCAACAGGTCCAGAAGTTACTGAAATTAATGGTAATGCAAACGTACAAATTAACATAGATAACATACAAGGTCTAAAGTCATATACATCGCCAGCAGGTCAAGAACTTAGAAATGACATGGTAGTAAAATTCACAGGCGACCATATTTCAAATACCAGTGTGCTAACTAAAGATACTGCTTATATTGTTACAGGCGTAGGAAAAGGAATACAATTTATTTTGCCAGGCGATTCCACATCTGCTTATGCAGAATTTAGTGATTTTCCTTTAGAACAATCAATTTCAATAACATATACTCAGGCAAATTCCAGTTCGTATTATAATTTAGAAACAACTTTACCAGAAGATTTTGTTGTTACACCAGGTGGTGATTTCAAAGAGTACTATAGAAACTTAGCAGATAGTGAGGCATCAGGAGCCGCAAGTGCATCAGTGCATAATAATACTAGACTGTACATTGGTAATCTTGCACTCAAAGTAGGCGATGCAGTAGCGGCCAATGTATATTATTTAGGTAACAATGCCCAGAGAACAGGAAACGTTGTTTACTTAGATGTCGAATCATTAGGCAACTATTTATTGCCTGATAGTGTGCAAGGGACTAGAAATTTTGCATTAGACGATTATCATCAAACATATATACAACCGCAACTACAATGGAACATTGATACAGTTTACGGTTGGGGCGTAACACCATGGGGATCAGAATCAACACAAAATCAACCTGATTACATGGTTATGGAAAAAGGTGCTAAAAATAAGAATCCATGGAGTAGATTAAATTACTGGTGGCATGTAAACGAGTTACGGCAACCACTTAAAGATAATGTAACGGGATTTGCTTTACCAGAATCGGCTCAAAGAGCAACACGACCTATTTTAGAATTTGATAGAGATATAGAATTATATAATTGGGGCAACTCATTTATATCTAAAGTGGACATAATAGCAGATAAGAAAAAAGAAGATCTAGAAGGATTGGCATTAGGATTCCCAATTAATAGTGCATCGGGTACTGCAAATGCCAGTATTATTTTTCCACAAGACGATACAGCAATAGCAGAAAAAATTTATAGAATACAAGACAACAGCGGTACAATTCAATTTGTTGAAGATACATCTTTAAGTAATTTAGTTGTTACTAATGGACAGGTGTATAGCATCACAGGAACTAATATAGGTTTAGATTACTATTGGACAGGCACATCATGGAAACAAGCACAACAAAAAATTCAAATTAATCAAGAGCCGTTATTTAATTTATATGACTCTGCAGGTACAAAAGTAGATGACCCTGCAAAATATCCGCACAGTGATTTCAAAGGCTGTCCTGTATTTACATACAACACTGATAAAACAAGTACTAAACAAACATCATATGATGCAGTTTTAGGTGCTAATGTTGTTTACCAAACAAGCAAATTCAACAGTGAGCCAACATTTTTTAATCATCTGGGTAATCATACAGTAAATTACAAAGCAAATTTATTAGCAAATACATCTACAATACCTGGATATTTGTTTTACAAAGATTTACAACAAGATTATAAAGGCAATGACAACACAAGATTTAAGAACAATTGGCATCCAATAAGTTATCCACATCAATACAGAGACTTTAGTAATGTAGAAACATATTTTACAAACGAAGTTGTAAAATACGAAGGGCAATATTTTATAGCAAATGCAAATATTTCTGCAGGTAGTTTTAATATTAGTAATTTTAAATATTATGAAGACGATAATTCCTTATATTCAAAACAGTATGTAGAAGATGTCATTATAATTGACAAAGTTAATTCAGCAGATAAATTTTTTACAACAAGTGCATCACCTCACAATAATGATATAATTGTTAAATTAAACGATACTGCTCTCACTATAAACAAAGACTTCGCAATTAGAAATAGCAGTACAGGTATTGTAATAAATCCTACACTTAATGACGTGTCATTAAATAACACAGGTTTAGGGTATGAAGTTGGTGATATACTTACTTTAAGTATAGCAGGAAGCAATAGTAATATTGCAATTACTGTTACCGATGCAGAATCATATGACGGAAACATCAGTAACGGCGGCGGACAGATTAAAACTATTTCAGTTTCAAACTATGGCCTTTACAGCGAATTGGTTGGCCACCCTGGAAATATTACATCAATTGTTACTACAGCATCTAATAACGGACACGGAGTCGATGCAACATTTAACTTTACATTTAATCAAACAGTAACTTTAAAAAATACAGATGTATTAAATGTTAAGACATTTACAAAAGAAGGAAGAAAAACAACAATTGATTCATACGGATTCTTTGAGATTCCAAGTGCATTAAAATATAATCCGTTGAACACTGAAATCACAGAAACCAGATTGAGCGATCTTATTGGTCATGGAAATAAATTGTTACTAGGGCAAGAAGGTTTTAGCGGTAAAGTCACTGGCAATAACAATTTCAAAGATACAAGTAAAACATTTAATGTAAATGATATTAACATTGGCCAAATAGATTCTGATTTACTGCACTCCATGTATTTAAGTAAGAACGAAGACAGGAATTTAATTAATGCATTGAGATTTGGCAATGATCAATACAATAACTTTAAAAAGAAATTTATATCAAATTTAGAACTTTATATCAATAACAATGACTATTTAAGTCAAACAAATTTAGAAATACTAGACACGGTACTAAAAACTATAAAATCTAGCAAAGTCACTGAAGGTGGGTTTGACTTGTCTTATATGGTTCCAATTGGTACAGATTACAGCAATGAAGAAATTGTAATTAGCAATGTGAGTTTACAGGAATACACATTTAGTAACACAGTCAATATTGCATTAGATAAAAACTTATACATATTACAACATAATAATACAGTTTTATGTGCAGACAAAGATTTTACTGTGGATTCATACTTACCGTTTGATATTACATTGAACAATAGTATTACATTAGCAGAAAATGACACTCTAAATTTACGAATATATGAAGACAGCGAATCTGCAGATGTTCCAGCAAGTTTATCTAAACTAGGTATGTTCAGGGCATTCCAGCCTCAGTTTATGACCGATACATCATATCAGGTCAACAAAGATGTAATTTTGTGTCATGATGGTAGTTATGTGATTAAACAAAACGACAAAATTGATGATATTATATTAACATTTGAACAAATTATTTACAGTAATATAGAAGAAGAATACAGGAACTGTGAATACATAGAACTAAATGAGTATGAAATTAAACCAAGTTTCTTCTGTGAAACCGATTACAGCCTAGTTGAATACAACAAATTATTAACCACAAATTTTAACAAATGGAATAGACAAAGCAAAGTAGATTATAGAACAAATACTGTATTCGATAGCACAAATGAATTTACATGGAATTATGCAAGTGGACCCACAGAACCAGGATACTGGAGAGGCATGTATGATTACTACTATGATACACAAACACCTACAGTTACTCCGTGGGAAATGTTTGGCTACTGTAAAAAGCCATCATGGTGGGACACTGAATATCCAACAGCAATTACAAGTTCATATACAGCATTTTGGAATAATGTTAGAGATGGATACATACCAGCAGGAAGTAGAAAAGGATACTGGAAACGTTGGGCAAGACCAACTATTTATAGTTACTTGCCAGTTGATTCCTCTGGTAACTTAAGATCACCCAAAGAAATAGTTTACACATCGCTCACAGGAGATTCTTTAAACATAGACAATCTATGGGCCTTCGGTGATATTGCACCAGTAGAATATGCTTGGAGAAAAAGCAGTCACTATCCGTTTGCAATATTAGAAATGCTTTACTTGTCTAGACCAGGTGAGTTTGCTAAATTATTTTATGATAAAAGAAATTTACAAAGATTAAGTGTTCAGCCTGAGCAACTAGTTGACAAAACTACAGGTAAACGTAAATTAAGACAAAATTTTGAACCACATGGTTATAAGTCTACAGACAATATTATAACATTGAGACCAGGATACACGACATTATTATATCAATATTTGTCATTTTACTCATTGAATATAAATGTTGAAATAGGAAATCCTGTTAAAACTTTGGACACACGACTAGGGCATAAATTTGCAGGATTTGTAAACAGTAAACAACTTAACGTCTTTAGTGAAAGCATCAGTACAGATGGGTTAAGTGCAAGTCAAGTACTGCCTAAAGAAGATGTAACAGTAAACTTACATACAAGTCCTTTTAACAGTAGAAACTTTTACACAGGTGTAAAAATTACAAAACAAGCAGAAGGATATAGTGTTTCAGGTTTTGATACAGTATCGCAATATTTTGATATTATACCTAGTGATGTTGCAGGGCCATTTGAAGGCGTACAAGAAGGCGGGACTCCAGCAGACTTTAGTGTATTCGAAACACTAACATCTTATCTCAAAGACGAAATTATTAAATTAGGTAGTGTTTATTACATAGCCAAACAGAATATATCACCAGGTGCATTTGATTCTAATATGTGGACACCGTTAAAATCATTGCCCACAATTGGCGGAGCATCCGGTACTGTCTATCAATTAGGCACAGGTGTTACAGAAAAAGTTTATTACGATACAGTATTTCAAAATGCAGGAAAAGTTTTTGATTTCTTAATAAGTTTAAGCAGAAAACAAAAAGAGATTGGCTTTGACTTTGGCGAGTTTGATAGCAGTATTAATAGCATGAATGACTGGATACTTGCAGGAAAACGATTCCTATTTTGGTCAACAGAAAATCATGAAATCGGTGATAGTATTAAACTAAGTCCGTTAGCAGAGACATTAAAATTTGTTAGTACAACTGGTAAAATATCAAAAATTAACAGGCAAATTAATGAACAATATTCTATAGTAGACGAAAACAACAAAGCAATTATACCTGAAGACTGTTCAATTGTTAGAGAAGATAATACAATTACTGTTTCTCCAATTGGCAATAGAATATATGGTATGCTGTTACATACAGAATTAGTTGAACATGCTTTTGTTATAAACAACAAAACAGTTTTCAATGATATAATTAACGACAATGTTCTTGGAATAAGACAAGACAGGCTAGAAATTAATACTCAACGAAGTAGAAATTGGGATGGTAGATATCAAGCAGAAGGTTTAGTGATTGTTGGCGATGCAGTATTGCCAAACTTTGATACACTAATAGACAGCATACGATTGTACCACGACAAAGATACTACACAATTAGATCCATTAAAATCGCAACTAGCAAAAGGATTACTAGGATATCAAACTACCAATGAGTATGCTGATATCAAAATAGATGACACCATTGGGTTCCAGTACTATAAAGGATTAATAAATCAAAAAGGTACTGCTAATTCACTTACAAGTTTGATTAGATCTAATGTTGTGAATACAAATAAAAACATTGAGATTTTTGAAGAATGGGCAATTAAACGTGGCGAATTTGGTGATGTTTATAATCATCAAAGCATGGATATAAAATTAGAACAAGATAAGTTTACTAGAGATAATCAACAAATAGAAATAATTTATCCTGAAAATGTCACAGGTGCAGTATCAAATATTTTTGTGTTTGAAAGAAATACAACATATTACAATGTACCTACCATAGAAATTGATCCACCAGCAAGTGGAAATGCCGCACAGGCAACAGCAAAACTTTTTGCTAATGCTCAATTAGAAAGTGTTACAATTACAAACGGCGGCGACGGATATGCAAGTAAGCCAAATGTTGCAGTTATTACAGGTAATATTGTTATTTCTCAATTTAGTGATGTATTAGCATTTGGATTAGCAGGCAGTAATGCTTCGGTAGATTTACCACTAACTGGTGCAAATGCAGTAACAAATGTAAACATATATGATCATACAACTGAAAGTAATTTAGATATTTACTTAGGCAATGAAAGAAGTATTGATAGTGTTGTTGAATTACTTAACAACAAATTTACCAATGCCAATATTGCAAATATTGTTGCATACGGAGACATTGATACTGAAACAGAAAAACACCTTGTGACCCAAGTCACTAAGGCTGGTTCTAATACTAGGATATCAACAGATAGAGCAACAATTACTTCTAACACATCAATAGAAATTAACACACCAGTTGGCAGTAATGCCTTTGTTATTACAAACGGTGCGTCAACTTTGACATTAAGTAATGTTGATTCAATAACAAATACTAACCCTGCTACAGTTACATTAACAACTAAAACAGGATTTACGCCATTGCAAAATGGTGATACATTAACTTTTGTTAACCATGAACCTTATAGTGTTCTTACGTCAGACATACTGAATAAAACATATTTTGTAAAAGCAACTGCTGACTCAACTATATATGAATTATACACAAATGAAACATTAACAGCGAACGTAGATGCTACTTCGTGGTACAATGAATCTGTAAGCGGTACAGATACACACTTACAATCTGTTGGAGCATATCGAAGTGCAGAAGCAGACCTAGTAAATGTAGATTTTAATTACAGTACAATTACAGGATCAGGAATTCGTAATACAAGTTATTTTGCAGAATTAAGTGCATTTAATAATTCGTATTATGCAGAAGCAGGTACAAGTAATACACAAATTAAGTTATATACTGATCCAGCATTACAGATACCACTTAATACAACTGCATTATCAAAACCATTCTCAGACACTAACCTTGCAAACGATTTCATACAAGCAAATGTTACAGTCTTAGGAACAGGCGGCGACAATAGGCTGTTTATAAAAGGTACCGATTTTACTATTAGAGAAGTAAGACTGCCTGGTAAATTGTCAGATGAAACAACTCTAGAAGTTTTAAATATACCTGCAGGAAGATATCAGCCTACTCAAAGATTCCCAATAAGGTCTGCTAACAATACAACAACTAACGATATTATTGTTAGTGTAGACGGCAAAAACGTAGGTACAACATATTGGTCATATGATAGAGGTGCTAGAACTAGTATAACAGCAAATGCCTCAATTGTCAACGATTATAACATAAATCCTAACAATGCCTTTAGTATTGTTTTAGGAGGACAAAACAGGTTTGAAGATCAAAATATTACTAGACTAAACGGATTATATCCATTTGCAGAAATTTACATTGATGGAAATAAAGTTAATAATACACCAGACTATGATGCATTTACATTAACTAATAATTTAACTGAAACAACAATTAGTTTTAGTAATGCATCACTATACACTGATAATTTCAGCATTGGTTCTAACATTACAGTTATAGAAAGCGGTTCAGTACAATTTAACAATACATTTACAGCAGATGTACCAGGAAAAGTGTTAAGCATTAAGAGTGTAGCAAACGATACACTTATTGCAAATACCATTAGTAAACGTACATATGAACGCACCAAAGATATTTTAACAGATAATAAAATCACAATTGACATAGACGACACAGAGACTATGTTAAAAAGACCAAGCAACTCGTTACAAGATGGGTTATGGTATAGAGATAACAAACAAGATTATATAGTACCAAATGCAGGATATGTAAACAGAAACAAAGTAAATTGGGAAAGTATCGACCTTCCTTATTTTGCAAATCTAATTGGATCTGGCAAAGTAAATATACCAAATGAAAATGATTACTTGCATTTAGGAAAATCAGAAAATGAAGATTGGAATGTTTTCCAATTAAAGAAACACGGAATAGAAAGTACAACAGGAAATGTATCAGGTGCTAAAAATTACATTGACAATGTAAACGGCAGAGCAATGTTGTTTTCAGATCAGCGATTGTCTAAATGGACAGATGGAAATATTTTAGGTGATAAAACAAATGCAAATTTTTACGATAACATAGTTGTAATTAAAAATGCTAATTTGTCAGATACCGTATTAGAGTGGAGCAATGAAAACTTTGTATTCACTCCAAGAGTAGTATATAAAGGCGACTATAAACCGTTAAAGAAAATTAATAGAGGCATTGTAAAAATTGAGCCAGGGCACACAAAGCCTATAACAAAAGTAGAACCATATAAAGATCAAAATTATATGGCAAGGATATATGCAGAAAAATCTCACCCTGCGCCTGGTTTAGAATTTTTTACTAGAGCAAGTGTTATTAAAGATAACTTACCAAATGCTCATGCAAATTCAGTATTAATATCTCCTAATTCATTAGCAGGATTAGGTGTAGGTGACATAGTAAGATTTACAGGCACACAGGCAACTGCCGCAAATTTAACACTTGGTAAAGCATATACTGTAACAGGTATAAGTGAAAGAGGACTTGGCGGTAACCCAGGTGCTGTAGATGTTGATGATCCTTCAAAAGGTTTCTTCACAATCAATGAGGCTAACGTCACTGGCACAGACTATGCGTCTATTAATTCAGATTGTTATGTTACATATGAATCAGATTTAGACTTTAACGTAAATATGAAAGTTAAAGGACTATCCGGTGCAAGTACTGTATTGCTAGAAGTAGGAGACACATATAATTTAAATGTTTCCAGTTATATATCAAATGGTTTAGATATAGACTTTGGTTTAACTAGTGGAGAAAGAATTACTAATACAAATGATTTTTATGTAGAGGATTCTAGTTATGCAGTTGCTAATTGGAATTCTTCCAGTAAAACATTTGAAATTTCAAGTAATGTTACAACACAAACAGCCGCAATTACAAGACCAGGATTTAATGAAATTACACTAGCCGCATTTGGTAATAGCGATGGCAAGGGAAATAGCACACTTGCTGGAGCCAACTCAGCAATAATTGACAAAGGTGACTTTGTGCAATTTACCAGTGTAGGTAATTATTCAGGTAATGTATACCCAGTTCAAAGCAATGATGGTAACTTTATACAAATTTATGATCC